ACCTTAGAACAAGTGAATACGATGGTCGCTATTTTTGTCGGCTTGGCTACAATTACCTACCTTGGAGTCAAGATAATCAAGGAACTTAAAAAGTAACAAACCTGTATGAGTAATCAAAGTAACAAGGCAAGAAGCCTGAAGATGGAAGAACTTCAAGACCTGCTTATCGATCAATTCATCGATCAGATTCAAAGTGGAGAAGCCGCACCTGCTGTTCTTAACGCAGCCCGACAGATGCTGAAGGACAACAACATCACCGCAAGTGCCTCTGTGGATTCTCCCTTGGAGTCGCTGGTGAATCTGCTTCCGTTTGAGGACGCAACTGATATGGTTGTTGGCTTAGATGAATGACATCCCTGAAAAGCTGAAAGACTTCCGTAACTTTCTTTGGGTTACTTGGTCTCACCTTAACCTTCCTGCACCTACTCCTATCCAATACGAGATAGCTGAGTGGATGCAGAAAGGCCCATCACGCTCCATTGTTGAGGGCTTTCGGGGTGTAGGGAAATCTTGGATCTGTTCAGCCTTTGTAGTTCACCAGTTACTTTTAGATCCTCAAAAGAACATCTTGGTTGTCTCGGCATCCAAGACCCGTGCAGATGACTTCTCTACGTTCACCCTTCGGTTGATCCATGAGATGCCTATTCTCACTCACCTTATTCCTGGTGATAAGCAAAGGTTTTCCAAAATCTCCTTTGACGTAGGCCCAGCCAATGCGTCCCACGCTCCCTCTGTAAAGTCTCTTGGTATCACCTCGCAGCTTACAGGAAGTCGTGCTGACATCATTGTTGCTGACGATGTGGAGGTTCCTAATAACTCTGCAACGCAATCGATGCGTGATAAACTCTCTGAGCAGATCAAGGAGTTTGAAGCTATCCTTAAGCCCAATGACGAAAGTCGAATCCTTTTCCTTGGCACACCTCAGTGTGAAGACAGTGTATATACAAAACTTGCCGAGCGGGGTTACAGTAACAAGGTCTGGCCAGCTAGAAAGGTAACAACATCCAAGAATGAAAAGGTTTACAAGGGAAGTGTTTCTGATCTTTGCGTAAGCGATGAGGACAAGGGAACACCCACTGAGCCTTCTAGGTTTGACGATATCGACCTTGCAGAACGTGAAGCATCCTATGGTAAGACAGGGTTTGCTATGCAGTTCATGCTCGATCCCAAGCTGTCTGACTTGGATCGTTACCCGTTGAAGATCAATGACTTGATTGTCATGGACATCGACACTGACACTGCTCCTGAGAAGTTGGTGTGGGCACAATCACCTGAGAACGCTTGGGATAGCTCAGTGCCTAACGTAGGGTTCACTGGGGACAGATTCTATCGTCCTTTCAAGGTAGTTGGGGATCACGTTCCGTTCACTGGAAGTGTCCTTGCGATTGACCCTTCAGGCCGAGGAAAGGACGAAACATCGTGGGCAGTTGTCAAGATGCTTAACGGATACTTATACGCCACTGACGTAGGTGGCCTTCAAGGAGGCTACGAAGAGAATGTTCTTAAGGTGTTGGCTATCAAGGCAAAAGACAACAAGGTCAACTCGATCATCATCGAAAGCAACTTCGGTGACGGGATGTTTGCTGAGATCCTTAAGCCCTACGTGGGCAAGATATACCCAGTAACAATCGAGGAGGTCAGGCACAACACCCAAAAGGAAAAGCGTATCGTGGACACCCTTGAACCCGTGATGAACCAGCACAGGCTTGTCATCGACCCCAAGGTAATCAAAAGCGACTACGAGACTGCCATGAAATACCCCTTGGAGTCCCAAGTGCGTTACCAGTTGATCTTTCAGCTTTCCAGACTCACACGGGAAAAGGGAGCGTTAACTCACGATGACAGGCTGGATGCTCTTTCAATGGCTGTTTCTTATTGGACTACACAAATGGCTCAAGATGCTGACAGAAAGATCCACGATCGCAAAAGCGACAAGATCGACAAGGAGCTTCAAAGATACGCTGATGCCTACTACAATCGCACTTCATCCAACCCTTCCCCTCATAACTGGATATGAACATTATAGACCAATTTATCCAAAAGATACTTTATAGCCTCAGAATCACTTCTAAGCCCTTTGGGGGTCGTTCTGGACTCTCCACACCTAAAAAGGATTCAAAGCCCTCCAAGGGCATCCTGAAGCCCTCTGTGGCTATTCTGGTGGGACACAGTAGAAGCGGGGACAACGGAGCGATGACATTGGACTCATCCACATCCGAGTGGGATTACAACAGCGACATCGCCCAAAGAACCCAAAAGATCCTTGAGGACTCCCCAATCAAAACCTCAGTGTTCAATAAATACAAAGGAAACTCCTATACCCAGGCAATCCTTCAACTTTCCAAAGACCTTAACAAACTTGAATACGACCTTGTAATCGAACTTCACTTCAACTCGTTTTACAATCCTCAAGCAAGTGGCTACGAAAATATCTACTGGCACTCATCCAAAAAGGGAAAGAAAGCAGCAGAAGAACTACAAAGTGCCTTCAAATCCTTTTTCCCTAAAAGCCATAAAGACCGCACAATAAAAGCCATAAGTCACTCATCTCAAAGAGGTGGTATGCTTCTTAAACACACTGAAGCACCCTCTGTGATCTGTGAGCCGTTCTTCGGCAGTAACAAATCAGAATGGAAGTTCTTCAAAAGCACCAAAGGCCGTAACAAACTTTCAAAGGCTTACGCTAAAGCTATAACATCAATCCTCATTCCCACCCCATAAAGATAACAATCCATAAGTCCCTTATAATGAATAACAACCAAATAAGGCCCATATAGGGGAAAAGGAAAAGGGGACTACTATAAGTATCTATAAGGGACTTTAAGTGAACTTATAATAGTTATACTCTTAGTTATCTATGAAATAAGGTCTAAGAGGGTTTATTATTATCTACACTTAGAATATCTTATAGTATGAGCTAAGGATGAGTGAAAGAAGAACTCACAACAAGAACCCCAACTCACAACTCAAAAGATGAGCCAACAAGAAGACTTTCCCCAATCCAAAGAAAAGGAATACCCTTATCCTCACAACATCCTTGTGAAGATCCTTGGACAACTCACAGAACACACAGAACACTTTGTGCTTGGCTTCAAACTCAACGGAGAGTCAAAGGTCTACACAGTCACCGATGACCACTACGCAAGCCTCGGAATGATCCCTACGATCCTTGAAGATGTCCAGTGCGACCTCGAAAGCGTCAGAGTAGAAGAAGAACTCAAAAAGGAGTTCGATAAGATCCGTAAGTTGTTTGAGGATTCTTAAGGTTTTGTTTTGGTGCAAAAATATGAGGGGGTATATACGTATCGAGTTTTGAAATTTACCCCCCTTGGGTCTCTCAAATAGGACCGATCTGACCACGCTATCGCAATGACGCAAGGGGGGTGGTCTCTTTGGCTACGCAAGGCATTGAGGATGCCGAGTTCATCAAAACATACTGAATGTTTTTGGGCGTGATTGTTGCCCATTCTGAAGGGTGCAATTGATGATCTCTTGAAAAGGTGAGTTCGCGTCTCTTTGTTTTTGAGTTGTGTCACCCTTTTGTATGAAAAAACACTATGGAATGTTTTTTTCTTTGCATTCCATCAAATATCCGATATCTCTGTTTCCGTTATGAAAACACTAGAAACCATTCTGAAAAGAACTACCGAGGCTTTACTAGCCATCACTGTTTCATCCGCCATCTCATTAATGATTGGATTAGCCTTAGCCTTCACAATAGAACATCTAGCGGGATCTTGCCATGCTTTCGCTATTGTCGAATTTGGATTGTGCGTTTTCCCGCTTTTCCTCGTGTTGACTTTTGATGGGTTTCGTGATTGTAAGCTTTAAAACCCCGAAACAGATTATGCAAATTACATCCACGAAAATACGCTCCATCCACCCCACCCTCAGTGAAGCTGTAAAGGCGTCGGGAATGGATATCTCCTACAACCCATCAGAAGCTAAACGCAGCATTAAGATTGCCGAGCAAAGCAGCGGTAAGGCTTACGTTATAGACAACGGAGATGTTTACTATCTTTACCACTGTGACATTAAAGTTTTTAACAAGTTTACGCCTTTTATGGCTTGCATCAGTGACAGCCCCTTTCAGGTTGTCAAAATTGATGAAGACGAAAAAGAGATTATTACTTGCCACCTGAATCTTCCCAAAGGCAAAGCCACCAGAAAGGTCGCTGCAGTAAATGATCTGATTTTGACTTGTGCCTAAAAATAAAGATCGAAACGGCTTCCGAGCCGTCCAAGGTTCATTACCTTGCTGATGAGATCAGAAAACCAAACCATCAAACCATATGAAAACATACACTCGAAAAATCGGATCCAATCGCGGAAAGACTCGCCTTTGGATGGAAGGTAAAATCCTATCTGACAATGGATGGAAAAAAGCGGATCGATTCAAGATATTATTCGACCAAGGCGTTGTCTTCTGCGTCAAAGCAGCAGACGGACCTCGCAAGGTTGCTGGCACGGATGCACGGCCTATCATCGATACTAATACAGATAAACTAGGGGATGCCTTGCGAGCCTTTGCTGGTGACGTTGTGAGCATCGATGTGACGCAAGAATCCATCCGAGTTTCTAAAGCCTAAAACATCAAACCATATGAAATCAAACCGCCAAAGATGTTATCAGATAGCCGACAAGCTATGCAATCAAATAGCCTTTGTAAGCCTTGCGGATCTTCCCGACTTACCTTTGCTCATGGAAGCCTTGGATGAGATGGAGGAGCTAATCGACTATGAAGGTGAGCCATCACTTCAAAGCTTGGAAGAGATAGCTCAAGATGCTGTTTTTGAGATTCTCGAAAGTGAAGGCTTTCCCGTTTAAACCATCAAACCATCAAACCAATGATAATTAAAAACTACTCAAGACGCAACCGCCGCAAGCCTTGTGTTCGCCCCTCATCACTTCACCTTTTCATCTTCGCACTGCTTTTGATCGGTGCTTGGATCTTGGGAGGCGTTTCGCTTTATTATTACCTCTTAAACTTCTGAAACAATGAATAAAAACCAAGCAGCGTTGGCGTGGGCCGGTATTGAAGCCCATATAAACCATATACTTGAGCATCTCAAAGACGGCCGCGAAGTCGGAAACATCCACGAGCGAGCTAGCGAAATTGAACGTCACGCTCGCGGAATCAAAGCGTTTTATGATTGGATCGATAATAATTGCCACCTTGATTTCTACTAGAAACCATAAAACCAAAAACACTATGAAAATATTGAATAGCGGAAACACTAAAACTCGAAAAGGTGAAAAGCTAGGTTTCATTACCTATGGAATCCACCTTGCACCTTTCAATTTGTCAGGTTATCAAGTTTGCAAAGATGCCTCTGAGGGCTGTGCTCATGCTTGCTTGAATCTTGCGGGTAGGGGGACATTCTCTAACGTGCAACAAGCACGAATTGAAAAGACCAGGTTTTTTTTCAAGCAAAGGAAAAAGTTCATGGCTCAGTTGATTAAAGAGATCACCTTGGCAATCAAGAGAGCTCAAAAGAAAAGAATGAAACCTTGTTTTCGGTTGAATCTCACAAGTGACTTGCCATGGGAAAAGATAAAGTATGAAGGAAAAAGTGTAATGGAACACTTTCCAAGTGCGACATTTTACGATTACACCAAGAGTCCAGAGAGAATGTCAGCTTTTCTTGCGGATGAATTGCCAGCAAATTACCAGCTTACATTCAGCCGTTCTGAATCCAATGCCGAGATTGCTTGGAACTTTCTACCATCTCTTGGCAATGTCGCAATGGTCTTCCGCAATTCACTTCCGAAAGAATACTTTGGATATAA